TTTTGTATATTCAATCCATCGAAACGAAACATCGACAGCTGAGCGAAGTTAGCCAGCGGCGGACAGCAAGTCGCCTGCTCATTAAGAATTCAGTCAAGCAGCAAATCACCCGGAGCGCTCCTGGCAAATTGAAATGGCGCCCAATGGGATTGAGGCAGGTGTGTAACGCGTGGCGGGTATAGCACACGAAGAGGACTCCGCACCGGAATGGTTTGCTGCTCAGTTCCCGAACATCGGGGAAGCTTTACCAGCAGCTCTTTGCGAGGGGCTGACGGCAAATCTACTCCACTTATTTGAGGTGATGGTGATGGATATAAAAAACGATGAAGTAGCGATGTTTAAAAGCAACAATGGCGTAATTTTAGCAGCTGACGCAGCTTATGCTGCTGCTGAAGAAGCGGTTAAAGGGGCATCAGATGACCACTGGTATCGGCAGAATTTGATAAAGGCAGCACTGGAGACTGCCCTGGCATCAGTTATCGTTTTATAGCGATCCCAAAAGGCGTAGGTGCTTCTGCTTTGTACTTTTCCTTTGCTGCTTCACGACAGGCAGGAAGCAAATCAGCAATGCGCTCAATTAAAGCTTCTGGCGTGTTGGCGGATGGGTCTTTTACTGCAAGCGCCAGCGCTAAATCATATGCCACTGATTCCTCAGTTCTCTTTCCTGCAAATACATTCATGGACATAAAGAAATCCTTTTATTGACTGTGGAATATCCAGTCTACGGCATTCCTTTGACTGTGGAAAGTGAAGGAAATCACGCGCCGGGCGTGGCTAAACATCCCGGCACTCATTCAAGTTGAGGCTGCCAGGTAGGCGGCCTTTTTCATACCTGGAGTTATTTACGAGTGACTCAAGTTATGACAACCGGCGGCCATCCACCGCCCATTGAAACACTGAATAAATGCGTTGAAGTCTTGTATTAACCGTTCCGTTCGCCGCGATAAGGCCAAGAGGATTTATGAGTGATTTGGAGTTTGGCTTAAAAATATACGCCTTATGGTTTGTTGGGATGTTTCTGCTCGGCATAGCAATCAACTTGCTGACTAAAAAAGAACATCGCCAGACACTTTCAAAACTAGCCATTGACCATGTACGCATGTCTTCCGCAATAACCATTGTGGGCCTGATTGTGTGCGGTATGGGCTGGTTCTTATTCAAGGTGGTGTGAGATGACAGTCACCCACAACGGCAAGCAGTATACAGCCAAAAAGCTCAACGATAACGAGTGGCAGCTTACGTCGGTATCGGCACCGCGCGACAAGCTGACGCTGAACCGCTGGCAGATGCACGTTGCTGGCCTCCTGGAACAGGTTGAGGTGAAGGTATGATTGGAATGCACTACGGAACAGCATCAGTGCCACGTAGCGAGGTTTTACCGGGCACAATGCTGCAACACCACGGCAAAACCTATCGCGCCTCTGCGAACGTTGAGAAAGGCCTGTACGCCTTCAACATCTTCGAAAAAACCATCATCAAAAGTGATTCCGTCGTTGTGCTGCTGAATGAGCGCGGCGAGCCGATGGTTCACTGATATTAACCACCCTATTCAACCGATCGGCCTGGCTTTTTGCGGGCGGGATCTGCACATCCAAATTTCAGGAGTTCAGCCATGAACGCATATCTCACTTACGACCGCATCGAAGATCGGCGCTGGGTTGAGCAGCAGCTCACCGACGAGAAGGAGAAGTGGATCGACGACCGGGCACAGCAAATCATCGACATGATGCCAAAAGAGCCGTCCGGCCTCTTCCACTTCTCGGTCCCGATTGACTCCAGCCCATACGAAGGACTTCGCAGCGATAAAGCTGGCGAGGCCTACAACGATTTCATTTCGGCAGTTGCTTACGCCCAGGCGGAATACGACTGGGAGCACCGTACCGGCTGCCCGTTTTAAGGATGCATGAAATGTCTGAAACTAAAACTCACTACCGAAAGGCTTTTGACTCTCCATACCTGAGCAGTGCCGACATCGTTGAGCCTACAGTTCTGACGATCGCCCGGGCAACGTTAGAAAACGACAAAACCAAAAAATCCAAAGACGTTTTTAACACCGCTTATTTTGAAGAGCGCGAGCTGCGCCCCGGCGAAAAGCTCAAGCCGATGATTCTGAATGCCACGAACAGCAAGATGCTGAAAAGTATTACCGGATCCCCCTTCCTTGAGGATTGGGTTGGCGTGAAGGTCACTGTTTACGTCGATAAAAATGTCCGGTTCGGAAAGGAATCGGTTGAAGGCCTCCGCTTAAGCCCGGCACGCGTTACAAAGCCGGTGCTTTCACCGGAAAAAACGCAGGCATGGAATAACGCTAAGGCCGCCTTCAAGCGCGATGGCAACCTTGATGCAGTGCTGGCGAGAATGGACATTTCTCCAGAACATCGCCGCCAGCTTGAGCAGGAGTGTTCATTATGATCTGGCACGACGTCGAGCAAAACGGTGAAGAGTGGGATGCTCTTCGCCTGGGTAAGGCCACCGCTTCAAACTTCGGACTGATTATGGCTAACGATGGAAAGGCGTTTGGTGAGCCAGCCAAGCGTTATGCCCTTCAGTTGGCTCTTGAGCAGATTAAGGGATGCAAGTCTGAGTTCGGCTTCTCAAACGAACACATGGAGCGCGGGCACGAACAGGAACCAATTGCCCGCATGCTGTACGAAGAGATGAACTTTGTCGACGTGGATAACGGCGGGTTCTTTGATCACGAAACTTATGGCGACAGCCCTGACGGCCTTGTTGGCCAGGACGGGCTCGTTGAGATTAAGTCGGTCATTGCCGCCACTCACTACTCCACCCTCACCCGCGGCTCCTTCGATCCGGCATACAGATGGCAACTGGTCGGTCACCTTGATTGCTCCGGAAGGGATTGGGTGGACTTCATCAGCTACTGCTCAGACTTCCCGGACGGTAAGCAGCTCATCGTGTATCGCCTTACAGCTGCTGAATGTGAATCAGAAATAGCCCGGCTTCGCGCGCGCAGAAAAGACTTCCTCGAACTTGTTGCGGACACGAAGCGCCGCATTCTGGAGCTCGAATGAAACGCACACCCTTCTACCGCAGGCCCGGGCGAACCGGGCAATTCTCTGGCCTACGTGAGCGCGTTATCTGGATGATTCAGACGCGGGGACGCCCGGTCACCGGCAGCGAAATCGCAGAGAAGTTTGGCGTAACGCTGATTGAGTTTAACCGGGTAGCCAACGGCATTACCCGCGGCTCAGGACAGATAGCGCAGATCGTTGAATCGGAAAAATGGCTCAACGAGGATGGAATCTGCGACCGGACATTCGACCTGGTCACGAAGCCAAAGGTCGTAACGCCGCAGGGTAAATCGCGGCTGTTCACCCGGCGCGCCATCGAACAATCGCAGGAAGGCAGACGGCAGGAGTGCATAGCGCGTGCCGCCCGCCGTAGCCGCCTGATTGCTCAGGGCCTCTACATCGACGAAATGGAGTCAGTGCTATGAAAGCGTGGTCACTCGAAGAGCTGGCGCTGCTGTGGCGACACTCAAACGCTGAAGTCGCAGAGATTACCGGCCGCAGCATTGAAGAGGTCGGAGATAAGCGGCTGCAAACAAATATTGAGCGTAATGGCTGGGATGTTAACGATCCGGAGCGGGAGGATGCATGACCGGAAAATACTCTCTTATCTACGCTGATCCGCCCTGGTCTTACGGCAACACAATCAGCAACGGCGCCGCTGCCGACCACTACTCCACCATGAAGTTAATCGACATCAAGCGCCTGCCTGTGTGGGAGCTTGCCGCCGAAAACGCAGTGCTGGCGATGTGGTACACCGGCACACATAACCAGGAGGCAATCGAGCTGGCCGAGGCTTGGGGATTTACCGTTCGCACGATGAAGGGCTTTACTTGGGTGAAGCTGAATCAGAACGCGGAATTGCGCATCAACAAGGCGCTGGCCGAGGGTGAAGTCACCGACTTTTACGACTTCCTCGATCTGCTTAACGCCGAGACACGCATGAACGGCGGCAACCACACCCGGGCCAATACCGAAGACCTTTTGATTGCCACCCGCGGCGCCGGGCTGGAACGAAAGCACGCAGGGATTAAGCAGGTGGTATACAGCCCGCTCGGAGCACACAGCGAAAAGCCGTGGGAAGTGCGCCACCGACTGGAACTGCTTTACGGAGATGTGCCGCGCATTGAGCTATTTAGCCGCAGCGCGGCACCGGGCTGGGATCACTGGGGAAATCAGTGCGCTACCGCCGCGGTAGAACTGCTGCCCGGCTGCGCCATCCAAGTTGTGAAAACGGAGGCCGCATGACGCCAGCAAATGAAAACGCCATCCGCGCCGCCTGCCGCCGCTGCACCGAGGAAATCCAGCAGGCCATGCGCAAGAAGCCAAAGCCTAACTGGAACGAAACGGTTCCACCCATCATCAACAAGCATCACAAGAAAATTGAAGCTCTGGGAGTTAGCCTCCTGGAGTTCGTCGTATACACAGGGCGGCTTAATCGCCGCTTCGGAGTGGAATCGTGAAAGTTTATATTGCCGGGCCCATGAGCGGCCTACCTAATTTTAACCGCGCTGCTTTTAACCATGCGCATTTTCATCTCTGGTCGAAAGGCCATATTGTTCTGAATCCCGCCCGTCTACCAGATGGATTAACCCAGGGCGA